TGCTGCTGCAGCTCCGGCAAAAGCGCCATAAGCTCCGGCAACAATTCCTCCCGTATAATAGGCCGCCACCATAACGGCTACGGACAATACGACCTTAATTGGATTTGAACCACCACCACCACCGCCTTGAGGCAAACACATAAAAGCAAGATGATCTGAAGATTTTGGACAGTCATTCCAAAATCTTCGCAATAAAGGTTCACCGTTCAAAAAACAGATGAATGGCAGATTTTGAGGACTGACATTATAATATATGGCAATTTCTGTTATATTCATTTGTTTAGAACAATAAAAAACCTCGCTTTGAGCGAGGTTGAAAGGATTCTGTATCTTAACTATTTGCGGCATACTCTAAAATCTCCATAATTTGCCAGCCGTTCATTTTAAGTTCCGGGAGTTTCTGAAATACCACGCCGACACCTTGCATATTATGCAAAACGCCGCCCCCGTCTATCTCAGCATAAATCCCCACATGACAAGGATATTTATTCTGTGTCAAAATAACGATATTCTTATCTTCTAACTTAAAAGTTTTTCGCAGGTGGTTATAATTAGATGATTTTCTGAATTCACACAAAACATCGTGCAAATTTGTTGCGTCTGTCACAATCGGCGATAATTCCAATTTTAGTTCATTTTTGTAAATGTCTCGAACTAACCCCCAACAATCATATTCGCCATTAATCCATAGTTTTCCGATATATTTAACAGCCCAATGTTTCATTTTAACTTACTAATCCCATAAATTTTGATAAACGATAGGTTTCATTCGGAAATGTTTTATTCCCGATATCTGTCATTCTCGCCTTTGCCGTGATTTTATAAACATCACCGCTAATCTCCGTAACGGTCAATCTGACGGGCGGAATCATTTGAGGTGTTGTCAAATCTGTAGATAAATAAGGACGATAAATAAGCTCAGTCCTATGTTGCGATGAAGCAGCATTGTCCAAGTGTTTTCCTATTTCCCGACTGACATTATCTATTTCTACTGTAATTTCCGGTACAGCAGAAGTATCTACTGGAGGAAGTTCGATATTAAAACACATCGCTTGAAATTCGACATTTTTTCCTGTTTCGAGTTTAGCTGTGATATTATGAAACCCTTGCACAAGAAAGATTGTTATCGGATTTCCATTATCATCTATAAAATCAGGATGTTTAATTTCTAATGTATGATAAATAAGCACATCACTTGGGCTTGAGGCATAAGCTTCCATAATTGCCTGCTGTAAAACATCATTTGGCATCGTACTCTCCTAATATCCAACAGCAAACCATGAAACTATACCTTGACGACATCCTATGTCATCAGAATCCCGATATCGAATGCTGAAAGCCGTTGTACTAATATTGACAGCTACAGCAAGGTAATTATAGTCACTAGTATAATTAGTCGGCTGATTATAAGGGGTCAATAATACCATTAG